TGTTGCAATGGAAGCTACTAGGATTGGGTCTGAAGTTATTGTCGCATCTGTAGACAAAGATATGCTTCAACTACCAGCTTTACACTTTAACTTTAATAGGAAAGATGACAAGTGGACTTTGGTCAAAGAGTTCGAGGGATTAAAGTTCTTCTACACTCAGATCATAACTGGAGATTCTGCTGACAATATCAAAGGAATCTTTCGTGTAGGCCCAGTAAAAGCAAAGGCTATGTTGGAGGACTGTGATGACGAAGATAGCCTCTGGGAAGCTGTTGTGAAGGCCTATGAAGGGAACACCGAACGTGTAATCGAGAATGGAAGACTTCTTTGGTTACGCAGATATGAGGGACAGATATGGGAACCGCCAGTAGTTCAAAAGCAAAAGGTAGGCTAGGGCAGCAAGAAGTCCGTGATAAAATCCTAAAGACTTTCCCAGAGCTTGAGCCAGATGATGTACGAAGCACTGCTATGGGACAATCTGGGGAAGATATCCAACTATCACCAAGGGCAAGAAAGCTTTTACCTATCTCTGCAGAAGTAAAAAGACGTAAGACCTTGAAAACTGTATATGACTTCCTAGATCAAGCAAAGCAAGACGGTAAATACGAACCTGTTGTCTTCTTTAGAGCAGACCGAAAAGATTGGTTAGTCTTCTGTCAGCTAGATCACTACATGGAACTCGTCAAAGATTGGAAACATAATGGCTAAGATAAAAGTCCACCGCATACTAGAGGGCCCAGAGGAGGATGATGGTTATTTTTGGATCGTTGCCTCTACAGAGCAGAATGGTCGTATGATTGTTGACGAGATTGGCACTGAAGACCCAGAAGCTATCGAAGATATCGTAGCTCACTTGAAAGTTAGTATTCAACCTTATGAATTAGAAGCGGAGTGGGTAGATGACCACTGTAGGAACTAAAACAGCAGTAGTTTTCTCTTGTGGTCACTGTGACCCAAGCGTTAGCAATGAACGGTACAGTTGGCTAGGGAGCTTCTTATACGACCTTCGTCCAGATTATGTAATTGATCTAGGTGATGGGGCAGATATGAAGTCTCTGAATACCTTCGATAGCCGTTACCCACAAGCTATTGTATCTCAAAGCTACCAAGCTGATGTAGAGCATTATAGTGATGCAATGGATCGTATGAGGTGGAAGTTTAGGCACAATAAACGTAAGCGTCCTTTCTTTATTGGTTTCGAGGGGAACCATGAGAATAGAATTAAGAGGGCTATAGCTCATGACCCAAGATTGGAAGGATCAAAATACGGAATCTCATTCAGCCACCTTCAGACATCTGTTTGGTTTGATGAGTACCATGAATACATCAATTCAGCGCCAGCAATTACAGATTATGATGGCATATCGTATGCTCACTACTTTAGTTCTGGTAACTTTGGCTCTGCACTTAGTGGTGTTCATCACGCTTATGCACTCCTCCAAAATAGGAACAGTTCTGCTACTTGTGGTCATAGTCATAAGCGGAGTATCTATTTTAAGGATGGCGCTCACCCTAAACCGATTGTGGGTTTGGTCGCTGGTTGTTTCAAAGGGGCTAAGGAGCACTGGGCAGGACAGGCAAACAACGACTGGTGGAAGGGAATCGTAGTCAAACGTAATTTGAGGAACGGTTGCTACGACCCTGAGTTTATTTCCCTTGAGCGCCTTGAGAAAGAGTATGGCACAAAATGAGTGAAAGAGAAGAAGTTCGGTTAAGGGATATTATTGATCGGGTTGGTTTTGAACAAATCCTTATTGACCATCTCTTGACCATCGAGGAAGTTATGTTACATTTGCATGACTTTGGATTAATTGACTTAGACCCATATGAGGTAGAAAATGATTAGCGAAAATGATTTAGATGAAATGGGATACTTTACTATGTTTGATAAAAATAACGTACCTAAGAATGCTTTTGAGGCCTATGGCCAGTGGGTTGAGGGTAAGATCTTAACCAAGGGTTTAGAGCGTCAGATGGAAAATACGCTTGGCCTAGTCGGTGAGGTGGGTGAAATAGCTGAGAAGATGAAGAAGTCAATACGAGATAAAACTGCGTTTCCAAAAGATGACATAGTAAAAGAGCTTGGTGACGTTTTATTTTATACCGCTGCACTTGCTAACTTGTATGGGTCTACACTTAAAAAGGTTGCAGATATCAATCAAGAAAAGTTAAATAGCCGACAAGCCCGAAACAAACTACATGGCTCAGGGGATAACCGATGACCTATAAACAAATCCGAAAGCTGCTTCTGGAAAACCCTGTTGTACGTTTTCTTCGTTATGCTGCCACTTGGCACCAACACCGTGAGACTATTAAATACCTCTACTCTTTATCCGACCGTGAGTTAAGAGATGTTGGTATTAACCGTAATGAAATTGTAGATTTAATATTCCGTAAAGATGACTTGGAGAAGTATAAAAAATGATTAGCAACTCAGAAAAATTTAATGGCCCCGTTATCCCAATCGCTGTTTGGGCTGATGAGCAAAAGTACCGTCAGGAGGGTGAGTCCTACAACCAAAAGTGTGCTCGTGTAGCTGGAGCTTTGACTGATGACCAAGACCACTACAATAACTTTGTGGACATTATTAAGAACCAACGGTTCCTTGCTGGTGGTCGTGTGCAAACTGCTGCTGGCTCTTACCGTAGGGTTACAGCCTTCAACTGCTTTGTTATGGCAAAGGTTCCTGATAGTCTTGGTGGTATCATGCAAGTGGCTACTGAGGCTGCTAAGACCATGCAAATGGGTGGTGGCGTAGGGTACGACTTCTCTAGCATTCGTCCCAAAGGTTCCCGTATCAAATCTCTTGGCTCTCAAGCCTCTGGCCCAGTCTCCTTCATGGGAATTATGGATGCCATCTGTAAGACTATCGCTTCTGCAGGTCACCGTAGGGGCGCTCAAATGGGATGTTTACGTATTGACCACCCAGATATTATGGAGTTTATTACAGCTAAAACTAATGACCATCACCTCACCCAGTTTAATGTATCCATTCTTGTAACAGATGCTTTTATGGAAGCAGTAAAGACTGACTCTGACTTTGATCTAGTCTTTGAGGGTAAGGTATTTGACACTGTTCGAGCTCGTAGCTTATGGGATTCTACTCTTCGTGCTACTTGGGATTGGGCAGAACCGGGGGTTATATTCATTGATAGGGTTAACCAAATGAATAACCTTTGGTATATGGAAGATATCTCTGCTACAAACCCTTGTGGAGAACAACCTTTACCACCTTATGGTGCTTGCCTACTTGGTTCATTTAACCTAACTAAGTATGTCAATGCAGATGGTTTTAACTATAGTCTCCTTGAGCATGATATCCCTTTTGTGGTACGTGCAATGGACAATGTTATTGATGAAACTATCTATCCACTACCTGAGCAGGAGTCTGAAGCTAAGAACAAACGTCGTATGGGCCTTGGTGTAACTGGGTTAGGTAACGTACTTGGCTATCTCAATATTGACTATGGTACACCAGAGGCACAAGAGTTTACTAGGAATCTACTAAGGTTGATTGCTAACCGATGTTACAGATCCTCCGTAGCTTTAGCTGTTGAGAAAGGGCCATTCCCTGCATTCGATGCTGAAAAGTATTGTCAAGGTCAGTTCATCAAGAAGTTAGATTTTGATGTACAACAAGACATTCGTCGTTATGGGATTCGTAACAGCCACTTAACTTCTATCGCCCCAACTGGTACAATTAGTTTGACAGCTAATAACGTATCATCAGGGTTAGAGCCAGTGTTTAGCCTAAAGTATGATCGTACTGTTCAGACACAATCAGGGCCAATCGTTGAGGCTGTTGAAGACTATGCTTTCCGTGAGTGGGGTATTAAGTGTAGAACTTCGGATCAGGTTACAGTGAAAGAGCACGTAGCTATGCTTACTGCTGCTCAAGAGTGGATCGACAGTGCTTGCTCTAAGACTTGCAACGTAGGGGAGAATGTCGGTTGGGAAGAGTTCAAGGACGTTTATATGCAAGCCTACGAAGGTGGAGCTAAGGGTTGCACAACCTTCCGTGCAGCAGGAAAACGGTTTGGGATTCTTAATGCTTCCTCTAGCGAGGATATGGTCTCTGAGAAGGTTAACTCTGATGAGACTATTGTCGAGGGTGGGGCTTGCTACATAGACCCAGAGACTGGCATTCGTAGTTGTGACGGACTATAACAACACTTGTCCTAAGCATGACGTTAAACTGCTTCTTAACCTAGGAGAAACTGATGGCTAAAATAGCTAACACTGCATGGAGACCTGAGTCAAAGCACAAGCATACCTCTCAGGGAAACAGAAGATCTTCTATTAAACTTTCTAGTATGAACAAGTCCAAGAAAAGAAGTTACAAACCCAATAGAGGTCAAGGTTGATGACACAAGAGCTGCCCAAACGGACTAAGCGTGTGACTAAATACAAAGGTGCAGAAGAGGAGAGTGCAACTAAACTTGTTTCTTTGTTACCACTAAATGACAGGCAAGGGGACTACATAAATGCAATCAACACTTCTGACCAAGTTATCGGATGTGGGTACAGTGGTACAGGAAAATCCTATATTGCTGCTACTATTGCCGCTAATATGTATCTTACTAGGCGAATTGACCGAATAATTATTACTAGACCTAACGTATCCGTAGGAAAAGACCTAGGTTATCTCCCAGGTTCTCTAGAGGAGAAGTTTACCCCTTGGGCTATGCCTATCCTAGAAGTACTAAATGAGCAAATGGGTAAGGGTGTAGTTGAGACTGGTATCAAGAATGGCAACATTGAGATGGCACCTATGTCTACTATGAGGGGGAGGAGCTTTAAGGAATCCTTTGTAATTCTTGACGAGGGCCAGAACACTACCATACCTGAGATCAAGATGTTCCTAACTAGGATCGGTAAGAACTGTAAGGTTGTTATCAATGGCGACATTAAACAGTCGGACATTAAGGAGCAGTCAGGTTTATCTAAGATTATCCACTTGGCTAAGAAGTACTCTATTGACATTCCTATCATTGAGTTCCAAATAGAGGACATTGTTCGTAGCGACATTTGTCGTGATTGGATTATAGCATTTGAGAGCGAGGGAATTTAATGGCTAAATGGGAACTTCCAAAGCAGCACGAGTACGAAGAACAACATGATAATGTAAACCACCCAATACATTATGGGCAAGGTAAGATTGAGTGTATTGATTACATTGAAGACTTCCTGACCAAAGAAGAGTTCATAGGATACCTACGTGGGAATTTAGCTAAGTACCTACACCGATGGCGACGTAAGGGTGGGTTAGAGGACTTGGATAAAGCTGATTGGTATTTACTGCGACTAAGAAAAGTAATGGCCAAATAAAAAAACCCCTGAGTCCAACCAAGGATTCAGGGGTTTACTTTATGTGGGCGTGGGAAAATGCTAGGTCATTTGTAAAGACTTCTCAAGAGTCTCTTTATTGCGTCTTGTCCACCCTTTACCAAATGTGTCAAATGTAGATAAGCTCTCATAGAAATGCTGTCTAGCTTCGTGCATCTTCTCGACGAGTAGCTTAGATTCATGACTACCAATAGCACGTAAAGTATAAGGGCCAACACCTCCATCAGCAGCAACTCCTACAACACGCTGCAAGGCTTTAACTGGGCGAGACATCCCAGAGTTTACACCCCAATCAAACACGAACCAATCAACACCAGAGGGTAGATCATCGCAACGAGCTTTATCCCAGTAGTTAGCTTTATAAAGTGGGCCAACTAGCTCAGGTGTTAAAGCTCTCATCTCTTCTTCAGTTACATGACG